AGCTGTTGATGCATTGCTGGCGCCTCTCTTCAATCCGTGCGGCGGCGGTTTCGGCCTGCGCAGAAGGAGAGTGTGATGGCGCGCTTTGATCGAGCGATTCAGACTGCACTGAAGCTCATCAAGAAGAACGGCGAAGACACACAGCTCATCGTCTACACGCAGCAGGTGGACGATCCAGCAAAGCCATGGAACGGAGGCGAACCGACAGAGCAAATGCTCACAGCTCGCATGGTGTTCCTCAACTTCGTGGAGCAGGGAACGTCTGCGAATGCTGGCGAGCGGTACTTTGAAGGATCACTCATTCAGCAAGGTGACAAGAAGGTGCTGCTGGCTGCGGCCGGTTTGGCGTTTGATCCTCAGCTGAATGCTGAGTTGGTGAGGAAGGATGGGACCATTTGGAAGATTGTGCAGATGAAACTGCTCGATCCGAATGGGCAGAAGATTCTGTGGACCCTTCAGGTGCGACGCTGATGCCAACGACAACTGCCAATGCAGTGGATGAGATGCTGGAGCTGGTGCGCGATGCTGCACTGGCACTTTCGCCAACTCTCCACATTGAGTGGGAGGGACTACCAAGCCTCAACAATGCGCCTCCTCCGCAAGACAAGGAGTGGATCAGAGCAGGCATCAAGCACGATCACTCCGGCAGCAGCCAAGGCTCTCTGTCATGCCAGCACGGTGTGAGGCGATGGAGGCGCGAAGGTCAGCTGTACATTCAATGCTTCGCTCCAATCAAGGCCGGTGGCCTCAAGCGCTCGCTGGAAATGGCTTGTGCATTCCGCGACGCGATTCAAGGTGCTTCGACTCCAGGCGGTGTCTGGTTTCGTCGCGTCATTGCTCGTGAGGTTGGACCTCACAACAGCCTGTACCAATCCAACACATCGGCCCGTTTCCAATATGATGAGGTGAAATGACCATGGCTACCTGCCCTGATACCCAGATCGACTCCAATGTCACCGGCCTGCGCTATGCGTGGGAACGCTGCCTGAAGGAGCTGTACCCGTACCCGGAGTGGAAGGCGCTTGAGCCCAACTCCTATGCCGACTTCGGCAAGAGCGTGTCCACCGTCGCGCGCAACCCCATCAACCCGTCCCGCCAGCGCAAGAAGGGCACTGTGACGGACATGGACGCCAACGGTGGCTTCAATCAGGACTTGACCCACAACAACACCACCGACATCCTGCAGGCGTTCTTCTTCGCGGATGCTCGCGAGCGCGCCACCACCGCTCCGCTCTCGCGCCGCGCGGCAACGTTCAGCAGCGTGGATGGGACGAATGAAGAGTACAACTTCAACAACACCAAGCTCTCCACCGTCGCCATCGTCGGCGCGGGCACCAACTACCGGGTCGGTGATGTGGTGTCGCTGTCGGGCGGAACCGGCGTGGACCAGGCCGCAGTGCTCCGGGTCGGAGCCGTCAACCCGGCCACCGGCGCGGTCACCGCGATCACCGTGGAGGACGGAGGCGTGTACGGCGCTCTCCCGGCCTCTCCCGCAGCGACCACGGGCGGGTCGGGCAGCGGCCTCACCCTCAATCCGACCGGCGCGGACGTGGCCACCTTCGTGGCCGGCGACCTCGTGCTGGCCTCTGGCTTCGGTGTCACCGCGAACAACGGCCTGAAGGAAGTTGTGGCGACTGCCTCCGGCGTGATCGAAGCAGCAGGCATCGTGGACGAAGCCGCGCCGCCTGCTGGTGCCCGGATCGACACCGTGGGCCATCGCTTCGCCACTGGCGACATCGATGTGACGATGAACGGGCAGCTGGTGCGGCTGGAGTCGAGCACTGTGGACCTCCGCACGCTGGGGCTGATCCCCGGCGAGTGGATTTTCATCGGCGGCGACACTGCTGGAAGCGCCTTCCCCCGCTCGCGCGGTTTCGCTCGCGTGAGCGTGATCGATGAGGACTACATCGAGCTGGACAAGGTGTCGTGGGATGCTCCGATGGCGGAGAGCGGCGCGTCAGTGGCGCTGGAAATCTACTACGGCACCATCATCCGCAACGAGTCCGACCCGGCGCTGATCAAGAAGAAGCCAGTGCAGCTGGAGCGCACGCTGGGCCGTGATGCGAACGGCGTGCAGGCGGAATACCTCGTGGGCGCGATGGCGAGCGAGCTGACCTTCAACGGCGCACAGGCCGACAAGATCGTGCTTGACCTCAACTTCATCGCCTGCGATGTGGAACACCGCGATGGCACGCAGGGTGTGAAGGCTGGCTCACGTCCGGTGCTGGATGCGAGTGATGCGTTCAACACCACCAGTGACTTCGCGCGCATCAAGCTGTCGAGCGTGGACCCCACCACCAGCAACCCGGTTCCGCTCTTCGCTTTCTGCACGGACCTGAATCTCACCATCAACAACAACGTCTCGCCTTCCAAGGCGGTCGGCCATCTGGGCGCCATCGGTGTCACAGCGGGCACGTTCGAAGTTGGTGGCTCCGTCACCGCGTACTTCGTGGACATGGCTGGTCCGCGCGCGGTCGCCAACAACGCGGACATCACGATGGATTACATCCTCGTGAAGAATCAGCGCGGTGCGCTGTTCGACCTCCCGCTGGTGGCGCTGGGTGGTGGTCAGATCACGGTCGAGCCGGATCAGGCAGTGATGCTGCCGCTGGAGACGAATGCTGCTGAATCGAAGTTCGGCCACACCCTGCTGTTCCAGTCGTTCAACTACCTGCCGCTGATCGCGCGGCCCACCGCTTAATCCCAAGAAGGAAGCCTGACCCATGAGCAACATCTTTGACATGTTCGAAACCGACCCGGAGCTGGAGCGTGGCGGTGTCACGCTGGAGTACGGCATCAACAGCAAGGGTGAGCCCATCCAGATCGTCATTGCCCGCGCGGGCGGCAGCAACATTGCCTTCCTCAAGCGGCTGGAGCAGCTCACCAAGCCGTATCGTCGCCTGCTCGATGCCGGGCACTCGCTGCCCAAGGAGCTGAACGACAAGCTCCAGCGCGAGCTGTACGCGGACACCGTCATCAAGGACATGCGCGGCTTCGAAGAGCGTGATGGCACGCCCATCCCGTTCACGAAGGAAGCTGTGATCGACCTCTTCGAACGGTTGCCCCACCTGTTCATCGATGTCATGAGTCAGGCGCAAGCACTCTCCACATTCCGCTCCGAGCAGCGGGAGGCTGAAGCAAAAAACTGATTGAGGTGCTGATTCACTCGTTGAATTTGGCACCGAAGCAGAAGGAAGTGATGGATGCGTGCATCAAGCAGGGAGTCTATGAGTTGCCGGACTCCCTGCGAGATGCACCGAAGCTCTGGGAAGGTCTGGCGCTGTACTACCAAGCCTTCTTTGACCTTCATTCTTGCAGGCAGCGCGGGGAAGGGATTGGCCCGATTGACTGGCTTGCGATTGATCGGTACTGCGAGCGGAATGGAATTGAAGGCGAGCAGTACGAGGACATGCATTTTTTCATAGCGCGGATGGATCACGCTTACTTGGAGGATGTGGCGAAGCAGCAGGAAAAGAAGCTGACAGATGCATCGAAGAAGCACACACCACCAAAGAGCAGATCACCAGTAAGGAGGCGGAGATGAACCCAGACAAATTTGCCAAGCGCATGCGGGCCATCTCCGCCACCTTCGAAAAGAACACGGATGACATGATGGTGGCGGTCGCGCTGACGATGCATTCCGCTGTGGTGCTTGGGACTCCGGTTGACACTGGTCGAGCGCGCGGCAGCTGGTTTGTTGAGATCGACAAGCCAGCAGAAGGGATGCTCAGCAAGGATGATGCGACGGAGTTCGGTTACGTTCCGTCCCGCAACAAGGCAGAGGCAAAGTTGGCGCAGTACAAGGGGCAAGCCTCCATCCATCTCACCAACAACCTCCCCTACATCACACCTCTCAATGAGGGGCATTCGAAGCAAGCGCCGGAAGGCTTTGTTGAGATTGCGATTGAAGCCGCCATCAAGCAAGTGCGCAAGACGCGCCTGCTGGATGAAAACACCATCAAGTTCGGGTGATGTATGACCACTGAAAACATCGACATCAGCATCAACCGAAAGGGGAGCGGAGGCCGGGTGATCAAGCGCGAGCTTGATGACATTGCCGATTCTGCTGACAAGGTTGACACC